AACTTAAAATCCCAATTTAGAAAACATGAACTTGTGGGACCAAACAAGATCCTAGTTCCGAAAACAAGACTTGTAGCAATGGGGAATGTGGCCCATCACATAATCTATATGAAAGCAAACAAGGATCTCTTCCTAAAAGTCAAAAATGTCTGGAACAATGGTGGTACAACACCATTTGCCATGGGCATAGATCCAGAACGACACTGGAATGCCGTAGCAAAACATTTAACATATCACGAGTTTATTTTGGACTATGATGTTAAGGCTTGGGAAGAGAAAATAACTCAGAGACTATTATATATGAGTCTTAGGGTCAAATTAAAAATCCTAAAGCAAGCCCATATTGCTCAAGGGATCCCTTTTCCACCTGACCTAGAAGCAATTATGTATGGATTGGTAGTCGACTTTGTTGATTCAGAGGTTATTTTCGAAGATATAGTTTATCATAAGAGGGCCGGACTATTATCAGGACATCCTGGAACATTTATGGAAAATTCTGAAATTCATCTGATGATTATAGGACTTATTATAAGAAGGATTCTGCGAGCCTATGAACCATTGTGGGCAACAACAGCATTCATCCTGAAACATATAAAAATCCTGGTCGCTGCAGATGATGTCCTCCTTGGCATATCTCCGTTGGTCAAAGATATTATAAATCCAGAAAACATAAAAAAGGGATATAAACTTTTAGAGTTCGAAATTACAGCTCCCGACAAGACACCAGAAATTACTTTTGGAACTATACATACTGTACAGTTTTTGAAGACTCACTTTAACTTAGATTCCAGTGGCATATTTCAACCTTTATACAATAGATCTATTATAAACCAATTAATTAATTGGGCTAGAACGGATTCGAAATTGACGTTCACCCAACAGATCATTGTAAATTTTGAAAATGCGCTGAGATTTTGTTACTGGAGAGGTGCCCAAGAGTACGAGGAACTTCGTGAATTGATCAATGCAAACTGTATCAAACACAAGATTCCCTTTCAACACAATCTAAACTACTATGAGTTTGGTCCCTTAATAAAAGCAAGACAAGCTCAGTTAGCTTTAGAAGCTAAAGATACTGATCCTTTAGCTCATCAATGTGACTAGATCAGATTTGCGACAACGTTGTCAGTTAAACGTAGCGCGATACTCTTTTTGGAGAAATCGATAAAACTGTCAAAATTTTAGAGTTTAACACTCCGTGGATACTCACACGAATAACGAGTACAATTTTATGTCTAAATAGACAAGTTTATATCATACTCAATGATATATTTTGATGGAAGTTTTTAATTACCTTCGAAGTAATTTTCTTCCTTGCAATATCAATCTTATTACAATTTCATTAAAGGCC